CACCCTAGAGTTCGTCGGCAGCGTCAGATGTGTATAAGAGACAGCTATAAAGGCAGAGTTGAAAAGAAAAGGAATTGAAGAAAATAAAGGTTTTTCTACTCTGAAAGGATTTATTGAGGATAATATTAGGCAGTTAAACTGAAATATTAGGATTTAGTGGAGGTAGGAAATGTTAAAACCAAATTGTGAAGCAAAAGAATTTGAAAAGTACGGATTTAAGCGTTGTAAAGGAATAGCAGGAAAAAGCGAATGTTACTACTTGTGCGTTGCTAATGGGTGCAAAATGCTTTTCGTAAGTAATTGTCTTTTTTGTGTTAATGATTGGAAAGACGATGATCCACGAATACATGAAAATCCAAATTGCAAATACAGAGATCATAGAGATTCGCTGGATATTATATATGATTTGATTAAGGCTAATATGCTGGTTAAGTTAACTGAAATATCGGAAAATTTGTGTAACAGAAAGGAGATATGTATGGCGAGACCGAAGAAAGAAGGTAAGAAGAACATCCGGAAGAACATCCGGGAGAATATCAGCATGGATCCGGAGCAGTATGAGAAACTGGTAGCTTACTGTCACCAGCAGGACAGACCTATCTCCTGGGCGATCCAGAAGGCATTGGACAATTATTTACCTGTGTAACGGTACGTATTATTACACAATGAAACTGAAATATTAGGATTTAACAAAGGAAGGTGAAAGTGTGAAAAGCATATTAAAGTATCCGGGAGCAAAGAATCGTCTTGCATCTTGGATATGCGAATACATACCGAAGCATGATGTTTATGTAGAACCTTTTGCTGGTAGCTTGGCGGTGTTTTTTAATAAGCAGCGCAGTCACATTGAGACAGTTAATGACATCGATGAAGAAATAGTAAATTTCTTCCGCATATTGAGAGATCGAAGTGACGAACTGGAACGTGCGATAGAATTTACACCATTTTCTAGGTCAGAGTATAAGGCAGCTTATGAACCATCTTATAATGATTTAGAGAGAGCGAGACGATTTGCTGTTAAATGCTGGATGGGATTTGGGTGCGGGAATTTGTATCAGAATGGTTTTAAATCAGGCCAACAGACTAATTCTCCAAATCCGGCCAGAGCGTGGAGCGAACTTCCTGAAATAATGAAACTGGCTACTGAGAGACTAAAGGGAGTTCAGATTGAGAATTTACCGGCCTTAGAATTGATAAAAAGATATGATACGGAAGATGTTTTTATTTATGCAGATCCGCCGTATTTACACGGAACTCGGAAAAATTATCTTTATAAACATGAAATGAAGGATGCAGATCATGAAAAATTGTTAAACGTGTTGGTTAAACATCCGGGAAAATTCTTCTATCAGGATATGATAATGATATGTATAACGATGTACTTCAGGGATGGAATAAGGTTCAGAAGAATACCAGAGCAGAGGGAGGACGTGCAAGGACGGAAACACTGTGGATGAATTATGAAGTTGAAAACGGACAGCTATCGTTAATCATGTAAACTGAAATTTTAGGAACAGAGAGGAGAAACATGGGAAGAGAATTGAAGCGTGTACCACTGGATTTTGATTATCCATTACATAAAGTTTGGTACGGATATTTTGTAGATAACATTTCGTTTTGTATATCTTCGCAAAATGAGGAATATTGTGAAAATTGTAAGGAGTTTGCGAGGATCAAAGGGATTGATACAGAACAGTATGGATGCCCTAAATTTGATGAGTATTTCAAGCAAATTAAGGACAAATTAAAGGAACTCTGCGAACCACCGAAGGGAGAAGGCTATCAGTTGTGGGATACTACGAGTGAAGGGAGCCCCATAAGCCCTGTGTTTGAAACATTGGACAAATTGTGCAAATGGTGCGAAGTTAATGCAACTACCTTTGGTAAATTCAAGGCAACAAAGGAAGAGTGGAAAGAAATGCTGCAAGATGGCTTAGTATATCACAAAGAAGGAAATGCCATTATGTTTTAGTGGAGGAGAACGGGATGATGGATTTTTGCGAAAAAATAATAGCGGCATTCCCGGAATCCATCCGGACAGTGAAAGGAGTGATAGAAAAAGGAAAAATGTTAAAAGTGTAATAAGTATCACAATACACAATTTGAAATTCCAGCTGCAGAAGGACTGCAATCGTTACATAAAAACAGCGGTAGACCATCCGACCAAAGATAGCATCTACCGCTCACTGCTTAAGGACATCATATCATAATGTGATACCTTAGGCAACATGAAAGAGGTGCGCTTATGACGAAAAACGACCTGATCAACGAAGTTGCCTATGAATTGAACGATTTTTTAAGCAAGGAACAGATTGACCGCATGAAAATCACCTTGTATGTAAAATTACAGGACTTTGAGCTGGCAGAGATCAAACAGCTACCTATGACTATGGAGCATGACAATGAGTGGTTAATGCAAAGGTATTGTGTAGACGGCGTGGCAGCAGGACTCCATGCAGGGACAATACGAAGCTATATTGGGATAATAAAGAAATTCTTCGAATTTGTGAATAAGAATTATAAATATGTGACAGCGCAGGATATTACAGATTATCTTGCTATAAGGTCCTATCGTGATCACATCAGCCACAATTATAAATCCACAATATACCGGTACTTATGCACATTCTTTTCCTGGGCATTTAAAAAGAGGCATATCCAGGACAATATTGTTGACGGAGTAGATAAGGTTAAGCAGATCAAGAAAAAGAAGGTACGATTGACAGATGAGGAAGTTGAAACTATCCGCTACGCACTGCAGACACCGAAAGAAAAAGCTTTGTTTGAATTGATGATTTGTACCGGCATGCGAGTAGGTGAAATCTCTTACCTCAACGTGTCAGATATTGATCTGACAAATAAGCAGGTATCAATCTATGCCGAGAAGACAGACACCTACCGTACCGGAATGCTTACGCCGGTGGCGGTGATGGCACTACGAAATTACATCGGGGACAGGCCTGGGACAGATCCGCTGTTTTTGGCAGATCGGGCACCGCATAACAGAATGAAAGAGTATGGCATTGAAAAGCTCGCTAAGGAGATGGCTGTGCGTGGCGGAGTATCCCGAATAACAGCAACCGTGCATGTGTATCGCAAGACATTTGCAAGCGTGTTATATCGCAAGACTGGGGATGTATTGCTGGTAAGTAAATTACTGGGACATGCAAAGCCGGACATGACAGTCCAGTATTACCTGATAGATGACATCGAAGAGATGCAGCACAAATATAACAGAGTAGCATAGCAACCGCACCGGAAATTGCACCGGTGCAACAGAAAGGAGAAAGCATCGATGCAAAGAATTAACAGAGCAAGCTGGAGGATTATCGAAACTATATTATTACGGTATCCCCAACGCAAGAAAGAATATGAGGAGTACATATCGGACATTATGGCATCACCGGCGGGAGGCAGCAGTCGTCCGTCGGATCCTGCCAAGGAAAGAGACAAGGCACAGTCTGTCACAGAGGCAAAAGCCCTGAAGATGACATCCGTATACCATGAACGGATCAAGAAAGAGATTGAGGCAGTGGAATTTGTATATAATTCTCTTCGACCAGAAGAACAGAAGGTAATAAGAATCAGGTACTGGAGTAAAGGTCTCAGAGCACCGATTCCCTACCTAAAAATCGGTGGTGCCTCGTACAGTGAGAGACAAATGAAGAGGATAGTTTTTAAGACTATAGAACAGATTGGAAGGTATATTGGGGAGTTAAAGTAAAAGATGGCATGATTTCGCATGTCAAATGTGATAATATAGTATCGTGATAAATTAGTGACAGGGCAATGCAGATAGCTGCGTTGCCTCTTTTCGTGGAGTTGCACCGGTGCAACTTTAGAGAGATGGTGAGCAGATGGCAAAAGGCAAATATAAATATTGGCTGACACCGGAAGGCTTACTAAAGCTGGAAGGATGGACAAGGGATGGACTAACAGAAGAGCAGATCGCTAGTAATATGGGAATCTCTAGGTCTACATTAAATGAATGGAAAAAATTGTATCCGGACATTTCGGACACCCTAAAAAGGGGAAAGGAAGTTGTGGACCTGCAAGTGGAAAATGCGCTCTTGAAAAGGGCACTGGGATATCGGTATACAGAAGACAAATATGTAAGCGTTCCGATGGAGCAGGAAGAATATAGTCAAAAGCTATTTGAATATATGAATCGCTACAAACTGGAGCATCCGGAGGCAACAGATGATGAGCTGATGCTTGTAAGAGAGAAGTTCCCTAAAACAAAAGAAATGCTTGTGGAACGAAAAGTAAAAGAAGTAGAGCCGGATACCACGGCCCAAATATTCTGGTTGAAGAACCGAAAACCGGATAAATGGAGAGATAAACAGGATGTCCAGATCTCCGGAGAACTCAAGTCCGAACAGAGTAAACTGGATGACCTGATCAGACAGATGCGTGGTGATGGGTAATGAGCGCAAGTAAGCTCCTGTTGTCAGAGAAATACAAAGCATTCCTGAAATGTGATGCTCCGGTGGAATTCCTGGAAGGAACCACGGCGGCAGGTAAAACAACGGTAGGAATCTTCAAGTTTATGCTTAAGGTGGCGGAAAGCCCCAAGAAGCTGCATATCATTGCAGCGGATGACACCGGAACTGCTGAGAAGAACATCATCAACAAGGACCTTGGTATATTGGATGATTTCGGGATCCTGGTGGAGTATAACGGCAGCGGAACCAAAGACGATAAGATTCCGCATCTGATTCTGCATACTGGCAAGGGGGATAAAGTAATTTATGTGCTGGGCTACGGTAACAAGAAAAAGTGGAAGAAGGCCCTGGGTGGACAATATGGCTGTCTGTACATAGATGAAGTAAATACCGCAGACATAGATTTTGTCAGAGAAGCATCCATGAGATGTGATTATCTGATGGCAACACTGAACCCGGATGATCCGGGACTGCCGGTGTATAAAGAATATATCAACTGTGCGCGTCCTCTTCCGGAATGGAAGGATGAGACACCGCAGGAAATCATAGAGGAACTGAAAGAAGAGCCAAAGGACGGATGGATCCACTGGTTCTTTTCTTTTAAAGACAATGCAGGCCTTCCACCGGATAAGCTGCAGATGATCCTGCAAAACACACCTAAGGGTACCAAAATTTGGAAAAACAAGATTCAAGGTCTCCGCGGAAAAGCGACAGGGTTGGTATTCTCCAACTTTGTCAGAAAGAAACATGTTGTTACTGCTGCGTGGGTGAAGAAACAGATTGCGGATGGGAATATCCGTTTCAGGAAGTTTACAGCAGGACTGGATACATCATATTCCTCAAAATCTCCGGATACTATTGCAATGATCTTCCAGGGCATTACGGATGACCGCAAGCTGATCACACTAGCTGAGAAGGTATATAGCAATGCGGATCTCAGTGTGCCGCTGGCTCCTTCTGACACAGCGGTAAAGTTTATAGCTTTTCTGGATAGATGCAGATCGGAATGGGGATTTGCAAAAGAGTCTTTTATTGACTGCGCAGATGCGGCGACAATAACAGAACTTCGAAAGTATAAGCGCCTGCATGGGTGCCTTTATAATTTCATTGAGTCCTACAAGAAGGTAACAATACTGGACCGTATCAATTTACAACTGGGATGGATCCAGCAGGACTGCTATCTGGTAGTTGAGGATTGTACAAACCATATCTCAGAATTGGAACGCTATTCATGGGACGAGGAAGAGGATGTTCCGGTACCGGAGGATAAGAACGACCATACGATCAATGCAAACCAGTACGGATGGATTCCATACCGGAATATGATTGGATTCGAGGAGGATAAACAGAGGTGAACCTGATGGAAAAGATAAATGAGAATATCAAAAGAGGTATACGGAGCTGGCTGAATGTTTCTCCGGCGAATCCCTATGTGTTCAATATCAATGAGATGATGGACTTCGAGGGGAATGCGATCCGAAACCGCATCTGGTATCGTGGTGACAGCAACGAACTGGAGCAGTTCTATGAGCAGAATGCGGAATATGCAGATAAATATAAATTCTGGTCCAGCAAGAGTACACCGGGGATGGAAATGCGCAAGATCCACACAGGTGTTCCGGCGCTTACGGTGAGAACTCTGGCAGCAGTAGTCCTTCCGGATATGGGGGAATTTGAATTTTCCTCAGAGAATCAAAAGCAGAAACAGATATGGAAAGACATTGCAAAGCCTGAGAATAATAACTTTGCCGATAAGATAGAGGATGCAATCAAAGAGACGCTGTATATCGGAGACGGGGCTTTTAAAGTGTCCATTGATACAGAGCTCAGTAAGTATCCTATTTTAGAATGGTATGCCGGGGATCGTGTCGAAATCATCCGGAAAAAGGACAAGGTCAGGGAAGTAATATTTAAGACACCATACAGCGGAGGAGGCAAGACATATGTGCTCAATGAGATATATGGATATGGGTATGTAAAGAACGAACTTTATCTGGATAACAGACAGGTTCCGCTGACTACATTACAGATAACCGATTCACTGGAAGACGTGACATTCGATAAAAGCGTTATGCTGGCGGTGCCTATGATGTTCTATAAGTCGACAAAATATGAAGGACGTGGCGGAAGCATCTTTGACGGAAAGGTGGACAGCTATGATGCGCTGGATGAAGTATGGAGCCAGTGGATGGATGCACTGAGAGCAGGAAGAGCCAAAACATATATTCCGGACTGTCTGGTTCCGAGGGATCCGAAAACAGGAGCTGCGATAACACCGAATCCGTTCGATAACAGATATTTTGCAGCAGAAGGAGACCAGCGCGAAGGGCAGAAAAACGTAATCAGTACAGACCAGCCGAGCATTCCTCATGACAGCTATCAGGCTTCCTACTGTACAGCACTGGACCTTTGCCTGCAGGGGATCATCAGTCCTTCTACACTGGGGATTGATGTAAAAAAACTGGATAATGCAGAAGCGCAGCGTGAAAAGGAAAAAACAACGCTGTACACAAGAAATATTATCGTGGAAACTCTTCAGACAGTATTGCCACAGGTAGTATCCATGTGTATCAACGCATATCACCTGATGAAGAATGAGGCAGTGGAAAGTGTAGAGGTAAATCTCCCATTTGGAGAATATGCCAATCCTTCATTTGAATCTCAGGTGGAAACAGTTGGTAAGGCAAAGCAGAGCGGAATCATGAGCATTGAGCGCTGTGTGGAGGAATTGTATGGTGACAGTCTGGATGATGATTGCAAAAAGGAAGAGATCGCAAGGCTCAAGGCAGAGCAGGGTATTCAGAGTATTCCGGAGCCGGAAATCAGGACGGATGCAGGAGAATTCAGGATAAACGGATTTACAGGAGGCAGTGATGGAAGTAAAAGTAGCGAAAAAAACATACCGGATGAACCGGGAGGAATACCAGGGGCTCCTGAAGGTGGCCAGTGAGCAGGTCCCGAAAGGAATCTATGCAGTGGAAAAAGGTAATTATGCGGAACTCCGATGTGATCATTGTACCAGCGTCACGCAGATCAAGACATTGACCAGACAGTTTAAAAGCCAGGGATTCAAGGTATATGCAAACGGCAGGTGATTAGATGCCTAAGATAAATTCAGAATATGATATCGGAGCAGCATTCCAAGCTATTGAGAATGAACTCATTGCTTCCATGATTCGGAATATGCGAAGACATAAGATTGAGGAAATCGATGAGGACAAGCAGTGGTCCATGTGGCAGGCAGAACAACTCCGGGCACTGGAAAAGTACAGAAAAGAGAATCAGGAGCGGTTCGGTGCGAAATTCAAGGATATCAATAACCGAATCGAAGCACTGATCAGTACTGCCAGGGATGAAGGAGATATGGAGCAGGAGATAGCCATACTGGAGGCTATAAAGAAAGGTTTCCAGGCAAGAAGAGTAAGTCCGGGAGCATCGGCGGCATTCTTCCGGTTGAACCAGAGGAAGCTGGAGGCGCTGATCCGGGCGACCACATCAGACATGGAAAAGGCTGAGACAGCCGTCCTGCGCATGGCAAATGACCAATATCGCAAGATTATTTTTAATGCTCAGGTATATGCCAACAGTGGAGCAGGGACTTATGAGAAGGCGGTAGACATGGCTACAAAGGATTTCATTGCCGCTGGTCTTAACTGTGTGGAATATGCCAATGGATCCAGGCACACATTGGCAGACTATGCGGACATGGCAATACGGACAGCCAGTAAGCGTGCATACCTGCAGGGGGAAGGGCAGAAAAGGCAGGAATGGGGGATATCCACGGTGATCATGAATAAACGTGGAAATCCCTGCCCAAAGTGTTTACCGTTTGTTGGTAAGATACTGATCGATGATGTATGGAGCGGTGGAAGTGCTAAGGACGGACCATATCCACTGATGAGCGCGGCAATCGCGGCAGGACTATACCACCCTAGATGCAGAGACAGCCACACTACCTATTTTCCAGAACTGGAGGATTTGGATAATGAATACAGTAAAAAAGACATAGAAGATATCGAAGAACAGAACAGGAAAGAAGCAAGACAGCAATATGCGGAGAGACAGGAGAAGAAATTCCATAGATTAGCATCATTTTCACTGGATCCTGAGAATAAAAGCAAGTATTGCGAGAAGGAAAAAGAATGGAGTCAGGAAACAGAAGTTCGGTATAAAGTTCCTGATGAGGTGAAAGTACCGAGATCGGATACTCCGCAGATTATGATCGATTTAATGGATCAGTACACAAGAGATGAGTGCATCAAGATAGATGAACTGTCAGAATATGCATTTTCGTATGATCTTGATAATGATTTGATAATTATCAATCCGAGACATCCGCAGTATGAAGAGGAGAACTACAAGCATGTGCTGGCGCATGAAATAGCCCATAGAATTGATCATAATGAGTATGGCAGTCCCATGTATGCTGAATTCGCAGAGGCAATAAAAAATACAGAAAACAAAATATTGCAAAAAAAGGAGAAGTATCAACGGAGACTTGCTGTAAATGGTGATTTAGAGTACAATTACTTCATCAGTGATATAATGTCATGCATAACAGACAATGTGATTACAGGAGTATACAGACATGAATCACAATACATAGGTAAACCCGGATATGCGGAGTCGGAGATATTTGCGGATATATATGCTGCATTGTATCAGTCGGATGATATAACTGTAGAATTCATAAAAAGTGAATTGCCAGAGCTATATGAAGCATTTATGAAAGTGCTAAAGAGGTAATTATGTTCAAAAAAGAATTTGTTGAAAAAATGAAAAACGATGAGGAACTGCAGGAGTTGCGCAGGAAAGTATTATCCTTCTCCGAAAAAATGGGAGATGCCGCATACATCATCGGAAAAGATAAAAGCTATGAGGATTATAAAGAACGTTTGCGAAGAATGGTAAAAGAACATGAAGCCACCGGTCAGTAGATTGGTGGTATTTTTATCTCGAAAAAAGAAAATTGCACCGGTGCAACAAATAATCTGGAATCAACACGCTTCATGGCGTGTTTTTTTATGCCCAAACACGAGCAAGGCAATAAACTGCAGCGTGACCGGAGACACCGAAGACAATGGATCGCAGTAAGGGTGACACCCTCAAAATGGAAAGGAGCACGTTATGTTTTACAAGACAGTAAGAAGATTCTTAGACCCCGATGGAAGCCAGGGCGGAGCACCGGCAGGAGAACAGACTGATCAGCAGTCACAGCAGAATGCAACACCGCAGATTGACTATGGGAAAATCCAGCAGATGTTGGATGGAACGCTTGCGGCAAAAGAGGATACGGCATTGAAAGCCTATTTCAAGCAGCAGGGACTTTCCCAACAGGAGGTGGAACAGGCTATAGCAACCTTCAAGGAACAGAAGGCGGCAAATCAGCCGAATGTGGAAGCATTGCAACAGCAGGCTGCAACCGCAGCAGCTGAGGCAAGACAGGCACAGATCCAGCAGGCAGCGACGATGACAGCAGTCGGACTGGGAATCAGCGTAACATCCATTCCCTATGTACTGAAGATGGCAGATTTCAGCCAGACAGTAGGACAGGATGGAAAGATCAGCAATGAGAAACTTACGGAAGCCCTGAATAAGGTGCTAGAGGATATTCCTGCATTAAAGCCGCAGGAGACAGATACTACAGGTTTCCTTCATGTAGGGACAGGCGGAGATCCTTCGCAGCATACACAACAGGCAACCGTACAACAGCAACAGACACCGACCAAAAGATGGAATCGGTGGAACTAAGGAAAGGAAGGTATGAGATATGCCTAATTTAAACTATGCACAGCAGTGGAGTCCTGAACTCCTGCAGATTCTGATACAGGGAGCGTTAACATCTCCCTTCATTACATCTAATGTAAGATGGCTGGATGCGAAGACATTCCACTTTACACAGACGAGCACCACTGGTTATAAGAATCACAAGAGAACCGGTGGTTGGAACATGGGATCCTTCGATCAGACAGATGTTCCATTTACAGTAACCCATGACAGAGACGTTCAGTTCCTGGTAGACAAGGCAGATGTGGATGAGACCAACGCAACTGCATCCATGCAGAATATCTCCAGAACCTTCGAACAGACTCAGGTAGTGCCTGAGACAGATGCCCTGTTCTTCTCCCGTGTGGCACAGGTGGCACAGAAGACAGAGGGATATCACAGCCAGACCGCTATTTCTGCTTATACCAAGGCAAAGGTATTCGGAATGCTGAAGGACATCCTTGCAAAAGGAAAGTTGAGACGGTATAAGGCAAATGGCAGCCTGCTTATGTATGTGGTCAGTCCTATTATGGATGCACTGGAGCAGTCCACTGAGTTTACCCGTAAAATTGAACTTACACAGATTGCTGAGGGTGGTATCGGCATCGAGACAAGAGTAACGGAAATCGATGGTGTACCCATCATGGAAGTTATCGACGATGAGCGTTTCTATGATGCTTTCGACTGGGAGCCTGCTGAGGGTGGATTTGCTCCGTTGAAAAAGGTGGCCGAGGACACCAGTAACCACGTTGCTGCTGTAACCGGAGCTCATAAGATCAATGTACTGGTGGCATGCGGACAGACCTGTAAGACGGTTCCTAAGATCGCGTCTATCTATTATTTCAATCCCGGAACACATACCGAAGGAGACGGATACCTGTACCAGAACAGATCTCTGTCTGACACCTTTGTATTCCCGAATGGTCGTGACGGCAAAGTGGACAGCGTCTATGTAGATGTAGATACCACGGAGTACACCGGGGAGTAAGGAGGACCTATGTCCTACAAACCTTATGTAAGAAAAGAAGAATATAAAGATAGTTATAATGGCAACGTGATTCCTGACGGAGAGCTTGAAAGAGCACTTCGTCAGGCCTCCCGGCATATTGACAGTCTGACATTTAACCGGATTGTGGCAGCAGGATTCGACCATATGACAGCTTTTCAACAGGAGACCATCAAAGAGGTTGTCTGCATGCAGGCAGATTTCGAGTATGAGAATGCAGATGAAATCAATACGATTTTATCCAGCTATAGCATAAATGGAGTATCCGCACAGTTCGGAAGTTCCTGGAATGTTTTTATGGAAAAAGGTATTGCCATGAAGCGGGATGTCTATTCGTTGCTGATGCAGACGGGTCTGTGTTGCAGAATTGCGAGGTGATTCCATGAAATATCCGTGTCTGGTGCCCAAAAGATTATGCAAGACAGATATCTCTGTTGCGATAGATCAGGAAGGACTGAACAAATACGGGGAGCCATTGAAGCCGGTGGAATATTCCGGAAAATGTAACTATCAGGACAAAGCCAAGACTGTGCTGACAGCCGAGAAGAAACTGATAGAGATTACAGGAACAGCATTGTTTCCAGGAGATATTTGCCCGGAGCTTCCGGCTATATCCGGAGGAAGTGCTGTGATATTTGGGGGTAAGCGCAGGATTCTGGAAGGGCGTAAGGCGAGAAACCCGGACGGAACAGTCAACTATACGGAGGTGCTGCTGGTATGATCAGTGTAAACTCCACAGTAAAGCTGAATTTTCCGAAGATCCAACAATTGACGAGAGCACAGGTGATGGCTTTAGAGCAGACCGCTGAGGCATTACATACCAATGTGGTGCAGGCACAGGTGTTCCCAAGGGATACCGGCAATCTGCAAAACGAGAGTACTTTTGTCGATTATTCGGAGAGCAGCCAGGGAAAAGTCAGTATCATATCTAGCACACCCTATGCAAGACGGCTTTATTTTCACCCGGAATATCATTTCCAGAAGACGGAGAATCCGAATGCAAGAGGCGAATGGTATGAGGACTGGATCTCTGGGAAGAAATCAGAGTACTGCCAAAAGGCATACAAACAAATATACAGGAGGATTGCCGGATTATGATGTTATCGGATGTGCGGGATTATGTGGAATCCATTGAACTGGCAGACCATGTATATATGGGAAGCCTGCCGGACAAGCAGGAGAAGTCCATCGGTGTTTATAACAGCAAACATCAGCAGGAGTATAAGACAGCATTAGGAGGACCACAACTTGTATCTTACGGGACAAAATATGTCACCCTGTTGATTCACTGGAATAATTCGCCGAGAGAGTCAGAAAAGACAGCCATGACAGCATTTGATGCGGTGAAGGCTGCAAGAAATGTAACGGTCAACAATCAGTTGATAAAATTTATACAGCCTCTTTATGAACCGCAGGATGTCGGAAAAGATGATGCCGGTATCTGCGAATGGGTCATAGAGATGGCTGTTATTTATGAGAAAGGAAAAGGTGAAAAAGAATGAGCACACCTATTACAGGAGTATATCCCTGTTATGAAAACCAGTTTCAGGTTGATGCTGCGGAAAGCGGAGCTGAAAAAAATATGGTTAATATTGCGGACTGTGAGACATTCAGCGTATCCTTCGACAATGGAGTAGAGGAATGGCATCCTTTTACGGAAGAAGGATGGGTAAGACGTCTGCTTACCAGTAAAGGTGTCACGATTTCCGTGACTGCAAAAAGGAACGTCGGAGATGCCGGTAACGATGCTGTAGCGTCTCTTGCATGGGTAAACGGCCGCTCCGCAGAGAAAAATGTCCAGTGGACATTCCCGGATGGAACGGTGGTTAAATTTAACGGGGCAGTTATTAACGTGAAAAATATCGGCGCTGGAGACTCTACAGCCGTGGCTCCTCTGGAGTTTGATATTATGAGCAACGGCAAACCGGAGATTTCTACAGCAGCATAAAAACAGGAGGCTATTATGGCAAAGAAAATTGTAGATATTACAGAAAAACTGAATTTTGATGAGAATCCGGTATTGAAGGTGAAGGATGTCACCATAGAAGTCAATTCCGATGCAGCCACTGTACTGAAGATCATGGGCCTTTTTTCGAAGGGTACATCAGCTAAAGAAGTGTTGGCGGTATATGAACTGATTTTCAATGAGAAGGATCGGAAAAAGATCGATAAACTGAATCTCCAGTTTAAGGATTTACAGACGATCATCATGGCAGCAGTAGACCTGATCACGGGAGATGAAGAGCCGGGAGAGCAGTGACCCGTACTATGATCTGATCGGAGATTACAGTCTGATCGTATCATCCTTCCAGGCTCAGTACGGGATACGGCTGTCGAAAGAAATTGATACCATGAAGTGGGATGAGTTTAGGGATCTTCTTATCGGAATCGGACCGGAGACACCGCTGGGACGGATCGTAGCAATCAGGGCCGAGGAGGATAAGGATATCTTAGACCATTTTACTCCAGAACAGCACAGAATCAGAAATGAATGGCGTGCAAACAGAGCAAAAAAGGTAGCGCCTGATAATATGGCAGCAGTACTTGATCAACTGAAGAATGCGTTCATTTCTCTGGCAGGGGGCGATATACATTGAAAAAGTAGATAAGAAAAAAGTAGTGTGTCCTTACTGTGGGCATCCGGTGAATGCAATGCAGACGGAAGATGCACATTGCAGAGGAATTTATTTCCGCTGTAAAAATAAGGACTGTAAAAAGATTTTTGAGTTGAAGTTATAAGACGCTGTGCCGATGTGCCTGTCTTAGAAGGCAGGCTGGTTATGAGTGAAGCTACAAGCGTTGGACAGATCGGATTAGATCTGGTCGTAAATAAAAAGGACTTTAATAAGCAGATGAGCGGCATCCAGAGCCTGGCTACGAAAGTAGGTAAGAAACTGGCTGCCGCTTTTGCTGTAAAAAAGCTCGTAGATTTCAGTGAGAAGTGTATCGAACTGGGATCAGATCTGAGTGAAGTGCAAAATGTTGTGGACGTAACATTCCCGGCAATGTCAAAGCAGGTAGATAAATTTGCGCATAATGCCGCAACTGCATTTGGACTGTCCGAGACGATGGCCAAGAGGTACACAGGAACCTTCGGTGCAATGGCCAAGGCTTTCGGATTCAGCGAGAAGCAGGCATACGATATGTCTACCACTCTGACAGGACTGGCGGGAGATGTGGCATCCTTTTATAACATATCTCAGGACGAAGCATATACAAAGCTGAAATCGGTATTCACTGGAGAAACAGAGAGTCTGAAAGATCTTGGTGTCGTCATGACACAGACGGCACTGGATGCCTATGCTATGGTCAACGGCTACGGGAAGACCACTGCGGCTATGTCGGAGGCAGAAAAGGTAGCCCTACGGTATTCCTTTGTTCAGAGTAAACTGGCGACGGCATCCGGGGACTTTATGCGGACTTCTGATGGCTGGGCCAATCAGGTCAGAATCCTGAAGCTGCAGACTGAGTCTTTTATGGCGGCAATCGGTCAGGGATTGATCAACGTCTTGACACCGGCAATCAAGGTGATCAATACCCTGATGGGAAAACTGGTACAGCTGGCGAATGTATTTAAAGCATTTACGGATAAATTTGCCGGGAAGAAGGGTAATGATGTAGCCACAGGCATGGCGGCTGCAGAGGTTGCGTCTGCCGGAATCAGTGATAATATTAATGCCGCGGGAAAAGCAGCTAAAAAGTTAGGTGGATTACTTCCAACTGATGAATTGGATTTGCTCTCCCAGAAGACAGATTCCTCTTCGGCATCCGGAGGATCTTCAGGAATAGATATTGCTGGTTTGCAGACTTCCACGCAGGAAGTTGAAGCCAGTGTGGATAAAATTTCGAAAAAACTCTCAGATGCATTCAAGATTCCCGGTGTCAAAAATTTTGCAGATCAGTTCAACAATGGTCTGAAAAAGATTGATTTCGGAAATCTGAAGGATAATTTTTCAAGAATCATGGCTCAGATGGATCCATTGGCCAAAACTACAGTCAGAAACATTGAGACAATCATGGATCCGCTGGGAGGATATCTCGGAAACAGAATCGGGAATAAGATTGCTGTTACAGCCAAGGCGGTAGACCTAGGGCTGGATGGAATTGCAAGCTATCTGGAGCGCAACAGGAAAAAGATAGAATCTTGGAGCAGTGATGTAAGCCAGTCTATTGCGAACGGATTTACAAATCTTACGGATATCAATGAGCAGATATACAATAATCTGCTCGGGGCACTGGATAAAGCAGGACCTGATATTGCAAACGGAATCAATGATATTCTGACTGGATGTACTGGATTTGGAATGTCACTGGGAACAATCTTCGCGGAAGGGTTTGAAATTTCCACAGAACACACATCCCAGTGGATGAAAGACAATCAGGAGCTGATAGAAGGTACACTCACAGATCTGTTTGAATTCGGTGGAGAATGTGCATCACTGGCAGGAAAAATTGTTGAAGAACTTGGTAGCTCTCTTACAGACTGGTGGGAGTCTCAGGGAAGCAGTACCTTTGGAAACATTGTAGATGCCTGGAATGATATCAAGAAGACGGTTTTAGAACTGTGGAATGATATTGCAATGCCGGTACTGAATCATGCAAAGGAAGCGTTACAGGAATTATGGGAAGAAAATCTAAGACCACTATGGGATAACATTCTTAATCTGATCAGCTCAGTAGGCGATTTCCTTGCAGCCGCGTGGAGTACCGTAATCAAACCAATTATTGGGTATCTGGCACCGACAATCAAGCAGGTGGCAGACATTGTGATAAACATCATGAGTACCGTATTCGCAACCGTGTCAGACATTATATCTGGAGCCATGAAAATACTGGGAGGACTGTTGGACTTCCTCACCGGAGTGTTTACAGGCAACTGGAAAAAGGCATGGGAAGGCTTACAAAAAATTACGGATGGAATCTGGCAAGCAATTTGGGGATCTATCAAGGGAGTATGTAATCTTATTATTGACGGTGTGAATGCAATGATTTCACTGATATATTCTACACTACGCAATGTGGTAAATGGCATCGGAAGCGTCGCAAAGAAGGCAGGAGATCTGGTTGGAAAAGACTGGGGCTTCGAAATGCCGAGTGATCCACCGCAGATACCTAAATTGTGGAACGGTGGATATGTCAAGGCTAATACGCCACAGCTTGCCATGATCGGTGATAATAGGCATCAGGGAGAAATTGTATCACCGGAAGATAAGTTACAGAAAATGGCACTGAGTGCAGCGCAGGCTGCGGCAGGATCTGGAGGAACCATTTCCGCGGAAAAGCTGGATAAGATCATTACACTTTTGGAGACCATCATCAGAATCATAGCTTCTGGAAATACGATAGAAATAAATGGCGTGAAATTTGCGGAATTATTGAAAAAGGTAAACAGGGAGTATTTTAAGGCAACCGGAAATTACCTGTTGCTGGATGTATAAGGAGGCAACAGAATGGCATTTCAAGGGTGGCTGTTAAAAGTAGGAGATACAGATATTTCGAAATATGTGGATATCGAAAATTATAAGGTAAGCCCAGAACAGAGAGCAGACTTGGATTCTGACAGAAATGGATTGAATAAGTTATACCGTGAGGTCGCAGACCATTATACAACCAAAATAGAGTTCAATACAATTCCTATGGAGTCTGCAGAAATGACAGATTTTCTGCAGGCTTTGGAAACTGCATACATAAATGTGAAGGAAAGGAAAGCATTAGTCACATACTTTGATGTGAACACCGGAGAATATAAGACGGGAGAAATGTATGTGCCGAATTATACAGTAGAAACGAAGTCGTGGAACGGCATGGAGCTTGAGTATAAACCTCTGCGTGTTGCATTCATAGAGTATTAAGGAGGAGACATGGTAGATTACAAATATAAAGATATTTATAATGACACATCTGTTTCCAAAAAAATGCAGATTGAATGTAGTGATGGAAGTGTGCTGAATGAGGAGGACTGGAAAGGTGAAAGCGCAGAACTCACAGAGAGACTATGCTCAGAGAGTGAAATAAGTTTTGGCAGATGTGAGGCGAGTACTTTCAAATTGAGGGTCAGGGAACGGGTAGTACCTCTTGCAGGGAAAAAGATATCAGTATCAGTAACATTGGAAGGAGCCGATGAGGCTCCTTTTATGATGGGAGTTTATAAAGTGGATTCTGATGTACCTACGGCAGATAGAAGATATCGGGATATCGTAGCATACGATGCTATGTACGACATCCTGAATACAGATGTGGCTGCGTGGTATAACAGCCTGACATTTCCGATAACTCTTCGGCAGTTCCGGGATAACTTTTGCACATATGTCGGCGTGGAGCAGGAAGAAATTACGTTGGTTAACGATGATATGGTGGTAGAAAAAACCATAGATCCCGGAGAACTCCCAGGAAAGACGGTTATAGAAGCCATCTGCGAGATCAATGGCTGCTTTGGACACATTACCCGAGCAGGCAAGTTGCGATATGTGGTGCTGGAGCAGATGATAGAGGGGCTGTATCCGGCGGATGATCTGTATCCGTCAGATGACCTTTATCCTGCAGATCCGATGGGAACATCGGAAGTATCCAAGAGCATGTATCTATCCTGTCAGTATGAGGACTTTATCTGTCAGCATATTGATAAGCTGCAGATCCGGCAGGAAGAGAACGACATCGGTGCTATCTCCGGTACCGGTAATAACTGTTACATCATAGAGGATAACTTTTTGGTGTATGGCAAGTCTGCGGCAGAACTGCAGACTATCGCAGACAATGTCCTCAGCGTGATCGGTGTCGTATGGTACCGTCCGGCACAGGTGGAAGCCCGCGGCAATCCCTGCCTGGAGGTGGGGGATGGCATTTTGTTACATACGACCCGTGAAGATGTGTACACTTACATCCTGCAGCGAACCCTGAAAGGCATCCAGGCACTCCGGGACAGTTATACAGCGGAGGGTGAGGAGTACAGGACCGGACAGGTTAATGGACTGCAGAAGCAGATTATCCAGTTAAAGGGAAAAACAAATGTGCTTACCAGGACGGTGGATGAAACTCGTCTGGAAATGAAAGATATCAACCAGAATCTGTCCACGCAGATCAGCATCAATGCACAGCAGATCCTTACCAAGGTATCCAAGGACAATATCGTTTCAGAGATCAATCAGACTGCGGAAAGCATCAAGATCAAGGCAGAACGGATAGACCTGGTCGGTGTGGTAAATGCGGATGAACTGGTCAGCAAATATGCCACCATAGAGACGTTGAATGTGGCAAAACTGGAACTGAACAACCTGATTGCCACCAAGGCAACCATTGACTCTCTGAACGCCGTCAGTGGCCGCGTGGGGAGCCTGGAAGCAGATCATGTGACAGTCTCTGATCTGAATGGTGTAAGCGCCCGTTTGGGAACGGTAGAAGCCAACTATATCAGTGCCGGAACCGTAAAGGCTAATTACATGGAAGTAGCCAACTGGACATCCTCCGGTGTGATTAAAGCGGACAGAATCAGCGCTGCGACTATCGTAAATAAGCTATCAAGCGTTGATCTGGTCAGCGTAAGAGCTATCGGTGTGTCGGGCTATATGAATTATAAAGGTACGGTAGTTGCGTGGAGAACAAAATCCATTAGTGGGACTGTTATTACTTATTTGGGACCGGAGGATTAAGAATGAGCAATTTAGAAATCAGGGAATTTAGTCAGGCAATTACAAACTTTGTGGATAGTTCCGGGTTGCCGGAGGAAGTCAAGCGTATGGCTTTGCAGGATATCCTGATAAAGCAGGAGCGGCGTGCAGAGGAAGAATTATTAATGGAAATTGCGGTCAGAGACGCACTGGAGAAAAAACAGAAAGAAGAGAAAGGGGAAGAGCAGAATGCAGAAAGCGTATGAACCTACCGTTTGGGAAAATAAGCCGTCAATCAACACACCGCTGAATAAGCGTAATCTGGATAAGCTGAGTCAGGGTGTAAGCACCATTGATGACCGTGTGATCACGCATGAACTCACCAAGTTTGACAAGGTCGATGCGCAGTCCTGCATCAATAAGATTGATTATGATGAGACTACTGGTAAGTTTACAATCACGGCGGTCTCCGGCGCACAGCAGGTCATCGATACCATGCTGGAAAAATTGGCGGTCAATTTTGACTATGATCCGGATGCACAGCAGCTGATCATCACGCTGGATGATGGCACGCAGAAGTCCGTGGATCTCTCAGCGCTAATCACACAGTTTGAATTTCTCGATTCGGGCACGATTTACTGGACAGTAGGAGACGATGGCAAGGTAAAGGCAGACATCAAAAATGGCAGTATCACCGCAGATAAGTTGCAACCAAATTATCTGGCGGACATCACTGTGCAAGCCGAGAATGCAAGCGCCTCCGCGACCGCAGCGGCAAAGTCAGCGACGGCGGCAGCAGGATCCGAGACGGCAACAGCAAAGTCCGCGGAATCCGCCAGGGTGTCTGCGGAGCAGGCAGAGATATCCGCCGATAATGCCAGTGCAAGTGCGACGGCGGCAGCAGGATCCGAAACGGCAGCAGCAAAGTCTGCGGAATCTGCGCAGACCACCAGCAAACACGCAGAGGATTTGGTGGAAGATGTTACACAAAAACTGGAGACCGGTCAATTTAACGGTCCTCAAGGCATTCAGGGTCCGAAAGGGGAAAAAGGCGAAAAAGGGGAAAAAGGCGAAAAGGGGGATACAGGAGAAAAGGGAGAGCGCGGAGACAGTGGGGTAACCGTGCCTATAAACGGTTTGTTTACTCTTTCTGGGGATGCGGAGGGGAACCTGTGGGCGTATTACGCGGATGGAGCAGATGCACCACAATTTTCTACGGATGACAATGGAAATATCTATTATATAACACCGGATGCATAGGAGGATGGATTATGGCAAAGGTATTAATTGGTAATTTTAAAGGTCCACAAGGAGGTCAGGGAATTCCCGGACCGCAGGGAGAACAGGGAGATCAGGGAATCCGGGGCTCACGCTGGACAGAAGGTACCGCGATTACCGGGACAAGCACCACACCTACAGTATTTAGCGGCACAGGAATATCGGATGCACTTGCAGAAGATATGTATCTTAACACAGATACCGGAAATGCATATCGTTGCACAACTGGCGGAGTGGCTACGGTAGCAAAGTGGGTATACGCCTGTAATCTTAAAGGCATCAAGGGTGATACAGGAGCTAAGGGAGATCCCGGAACTGCCGGCCCGAAGGGAGAAAAGGGAGATACAGGAGAACAGGGACCTAAAGGAGATACGCCTACTGTGGCTGACAACATGACCGTGGCTTTTACCCAGGCATCCAGCCGTTCTAACATTGCGACCGGAGAAAAACTGTCCGTAATCATGGGTAAGATCAAGAAGTTTTTTGCCGATCTGACAGCCCCGGCATTTGCTCAGATGATCACAACAAAGGAGGATCTGTTGGCTACCAAGGTGACCGGCTACGTGCCGGATGCCAAGGCGGTAGCGGATACATATACTGAGTTAAATGGCAAGTTAAATAAGTTTGTGACAGAAAAAGTTGAACTCGGTTCGGATGTAATATTAAGCAAAAATAGCAATTTTACAATCACATTTAATGTTACAAAAACAGGATATATACCTATGGCTGTCTGTTCATGGGTACTTTATAATAGAGATGAAGCACAATATACCCACGTGAACGGCATTGAAGTCGGAACAGGAATAAATACTGGATATGTTTATATACAGGGAAGATACTCTAATCCATCTGCCACAGGTAGGATACCAGCCAATGCATATGTCGGAGTTCTATACCAAGCACAGTAATTTTGAAATGTACTGTAAGCGGCATATTACTTATAATATAGAGGATATAGCAAAAACTATTAAACTACGCATATGGTACTATTAATATTATATTTTTAATAATCTTATTGCTAAAAGTGTCCCTCTAAATATGTTGCCTTTAATATCAGAATTATCATAAGTGCCCAATAGCATATCCATATTGGTTTGTACGGTAATTGCATAGGAATTAACACTTCCACCGCCACCAATTAAAGTACTACGTACAGTTTGGCAATGATGACTTAGAGACTCTCTAAATATAGAGTTATTATAAATAGTGTCTTTACTCATACTGTTATCTATATATCCTAATAAAAGCCACGTGCCAGGTGTCAATGATAACCTACAAATTTCTGCACTGTTATTAGAGCCAACTGCTGTATATTCGCCATATACATTTTTTATATCAAACCAATTTAACTTGCCATTTAGCGTAGTAGATCAGATGGCGGGCGCAGCCACAAGAGCGCCAGAAAGGAGCCCACATGGGTTACATAAAATTTAAAAAGAAAAAGACCGTTACAAAGGTCATTGTGTCAGAAGAGAGTCCTCATGTGATCCGGATCACCGGAGACAATCTCACAGTAAATACTGACGGCTTCCGCCTCTACCTGGATGAGGGATGTAAATACCCGCTGGACAACGGCGAGTATGAGGCATACACAACTTTATTTCGCGCGGGTGACGGCTGGTATGAGCTGTCAAATGATGGCTCAGTATATATTGAGCCAGTTGCACCGGTGCAACCTGAACCGACCGAAGAGGAGCTTGCAGAGCAGGCACGACAGCAGCAGATCAGTCAGTTGACTGCGCAAATCGATGACCTCAAGGCCAGAATCTCCGCCAGTGACTATAAGGTTATCAAGACCTATGAGTATACTCTCCTTGGTGAGCAGACCGAGTATGATATGGAGGCTGTCCATGCAGAGAGACAGGCTCTCCGGGATCAGATCAATACATTGGAGACACAACTGGCAGATCTGACCGCAACCGCAGAGTAGGAGGCTGCTTATGAGAGTGAGAGACGGTCCTTAAACAATAAAACATAGTAACCAAGAGCCAAGAGCCGATTACTTCCTTCAGGAGGTGACCGGCTCATTATATTAAGGAGACTGAGATGGCAACAGAAATCATTGTGGCACTGATCGGCTGCGCGGGAAGTGCGGCAGGCGCCTTCTGCGGAATTCTGGTCAATACAAAATTGACTACATATCGGTTGGAGCAGCTCGAAAAAAAGGTGGATAAGCATAACACAGTCATAGAACGCACATTCAAGCTAGAAGAAGCGCAGGCAGTTATGCAGGAACAAATTAAAGTAGCAAATCACAGAATTGAAGATTTGGAAAGAGAGGTAAAAGAATGAGCACAAGTACAATCATGGTAATTATTTTGGCAGTGCTGACGGCACTGGTAGTAGGAACATTTTTATGGGTATACATCCGCGATAAGACGATTGATGAGATCAGAGTGGATGTGTATCACCTGTTTCTGAAGGCAGAACATGCATTTAAAGAGTCGGGTTCCGGAAAGCAGAAGATGAAGTATGTAGTAAGTCAGGCAAGAAAACTGTTGCCTTCATGGCTGCAGTATTTTGTCACTGATGAGTTCTTAGAAAGCGTTATAGAAAAGTGGTTCCAGGCAGTGAAGGATCTGCTGGATGACGGCAAGCTGAATGGATCAGAGGAGGAAGAGGAATGAAAAAGGCATTATCAAAAGGACCGGATATTTCCAAACACAATGGAAATGTTAATATCAAAAAAGTGCGTGATGCCGGATATAAGCCTATAGGTATTCGGGCTGGTTACGGAAAAAATAACGTCGACGAGAAGTATGTGAGCAATGCATTGGCCTGCTTTAATCTGGCTGTGCAGGTGCTGCTCTACTGGTTTTCATATGCCTACACCGCAGCAATGGCAGTGGCAGAGGCAGAGTTTTGTATCACTCAGGCTAAAAAGTACTGGAGCAAATGCCCTATTGCATTTGATTTTGAGTACGACTCTGTAAATTATGCGCGTAAGAGAGGCGTGAATGTCACAAAACAGCTGGCTACAGATATGGCAATTGCATTTTTGCAAAAGGTCAAAGCAGCCGGTTATCTCCCGGTGATCTATACCAACAAAGATTACCTTAATAAATATTTTGACATGAACCGGATCGTAAAAGCACTGGGAAAGGTATACGTATGGTATGCACGCTATACGTCCAGTCTGTCAGCGGCGGAGATTGACCTTGCGGATATTTGGCAGTATACATCATCAGGATCTGTCCCTGGAATAAGTGGCAAGTGTGATATCAATATCTTTTATACGGACTTTGAAATGGTATCAGTACCGGCGCAAAGAGAAGAAACCTGTAATATTAATATTCAGAACTTCCAGAAAGCTGCAAATGCAGACGGTTATCGGGATGAGCAGGGAAGAAAGCTGGCTGAAGATGGCAAAGATGGCAAGAATACTCGGTATGTAAAACAGCAGATCTGCCTGCAGGCGAAGAGATTCGGGCTGAGCTACAAGGTTGGCTCCAGGGGAGCGGTAGTTAAGTGGTGGCAGACACGTTGCAATGAGATCTTAGGACATGACCAGAACGTAGATGGTAAGTATGGAAAAGACGCAAGGAAAGAGACCATTGCAGTGCAGGACAAGCTGAACCTGGTAAAAGATGGAAAAGTAGGATACGACAGTATCCAGGCGGCATTCTATAATTGACGGATCAGCAGAAGGTATGATCTGTCTCTTATACACATCTGACGCTGCCGACGAACTCTAGGGTGTAGA